CCGGCATCAAGGCCGAGGCAGGCCAAGCCGCCAACCGGCTCGCAGAGCAGCGCGCGCGGCGCTACGAATCCGAAATGCACCTTGAACTGCACGACGGCGTAGTGATGATTGCGAGCGATTGCCACTACTGGCCGGGCGTGGTTACGCCAGCGCATGAGGCATTCTGCAAACTGGCGAAGACGCTAAAGCCCGATATCGTCGTGCTGAACGGCGATATTCTGGACGGCGCGCGGATCAGTCGGCACTCGCGCATCATGTGGGAAAAGCAACCCGAACTGAAGGACGAACTGCACGCGGTGCAGGATCGGTGCGCTGAGATTGAGCGCGCGGCGAGCAAAGCGCAGTTGCTACGCACCATCGGCAACCACGATGCGCGCTTCGAGAACTACCTATCTAGCAACGTGCCCGAACTCGAGGAGATGCCAGGATCAACGCTGATCGACTATCTGCCACGCTGGCGCGCGGGATGGGCTATCCACCTTAACGCCGAGCAGTATGCGTGGACGGTCATTAGACATCGGCCGGTGGGCGGTGGAATACACGCGGCCTATAACTCTGCCCTTCGCGCGGGTACGCATTACGTCCACGGCCACCTTCACAAGTTGCAATACACCCCGTGGGCTGACTATCGCGGCCGACGCTTCGGCGTGGACTGCGGCACGATGGCCGAGCCGAAAGGCCCGCAGTTCACCTACGTTGAAGCCGGGCCGCTGAATTGGGCGTCTGGCTTCGTGGTGCTGACGTACCGCGAAGGGCGACTGCTCGAGCCGGAGATCGTCGCTGTAGACAATGGCAAGGCGTGGTTCCGAGGCGCTCCGGTGTAGCCATGCGGGTGCTAGATCGTGAACTGATAACAGAGTTGTCGTGGGCCGAACCAGAACTCTGCCAGAATTGCGCCTTCTTCGTGTATCGCAACTCGAAGTTTCACTGCTCACACCCGGCAGTCGGTCGGCCCATCGAGCAGACCGTGCAATGCAAGACCGACCATTTCAAAAAGGCTAGCCCCTACCACGTCCGGCGTTAGTCGGCGAGAAACTGCGAAATTTGATCGGCCAATTCCGTGCGGCCAGCACGCACCAGCGCAGGCCACGCAGCCGAGAGCAGAATGTATGCTTCGGCCTCTTTGGCCCTTGCTTTCTGCACGCCTAGCACCTCGCCAGCGATCAAGTCGGCCTCTGCATTAAATCCCAATGAGCGCAACTGCAATAGCGCCGCGCGTAAATCCGGCTTCGGCGGATTGAAGCGCCACGGCATACGCTCGACTTCTAAATCCCATTCGTCTTTCATGCCTCCCCCCTCGCCCGAATAGCCTCACGCAATGCCTTGAGGACGTGCCTCAGAGACGGGTGCTGGCTGTAGTCACCAGACTCAATCATCTCGTCAGCGTTTTCGTGCCAAATGAATTCGCCCTCTGCGGTAACGCGCAGCACTTCGTTTCCGCTATTAACATTACCGCTACTGACATACGCAATGTATTCGTAGGTCATTGCAGCCACTCCATGACCGTCACGGCCAACCAAATGATTAAGCCAATCGGCACTCCAATCACACCGACCAGCAACAACAACACGAACAGCAATTGACGCACGCTAGGCGGCGGCATTCCTCCGACTGGCATATCAACCTCCGTAGTATCGCAAGAGCATCTCAGTGGCTTCTACGTGCCGCTTAATCTGCTCGATGTCTTCCGCCTTGTCATGCGTGAACACAGGCGATCCCTTGCCCGCTTTCCGCTGGCGTAAATCCTTTTTGAACAGTTGCAGCGTCAACCGCAACTCGGCCCTAGTAATTTCGGCCGCGCTCTCTGGACAGATTTCTACCTTCACCAGTAAAGCCCTCCGGCACGTTTGCGTGAGCAGGCCCAGTTAGGCGGCGGTACGTGCCGCCAATCCTCACGGCGTGACCGCCGCACCCTGCGGATGATGTCAAGAAGCCAGTTCATGCTTCACCTTTTGCGTGGTCTCGAGTATCTGATCACACCGGCCGAGCGAGTATGCCGCCTCGAGTGCGGCCACGACCATTGCGGCGCTTGGTCTTGTGCCGAGCAAGTCGGCAATGGCTTGCAGGGTTTCAGCCGAGGATTGGTTAATCATTGGCGATATCCTCCGCCATGTGCGCGGCATACGTGCAAAACCACGCAGCCTTGCGAAAATCCTGCGCCGTCGGTGCGCCGTCTTTCTTACCAGCACGGCCGAGATACTTGAGCGCCGAGCCGTGGCAGTAAGCCAGCGTGCCGCGCTGCCCAAGGATCGATCGGATCACGTCGATCATTTCCGCGTCCACCCCGCCGATTCGCAGTTGGTAATGGCGCGGTGAGTCCACCGGGTCGTGCATCAAGTCTTGGAACAGTTCGTCGTCGTCGGTGTACATTGGGTCAGCCATTATTGTCTCCTAAAAAATCCATGCCGTGCCGTGGCACGCCTTGCTGATAAAATCAAATAGAATAAAAAAATTTGTTGTTTTTTCTCTTGAGTCATTCGTTTATATCATCTCTGAGTTCATTCAATATTTTACCCACTTTACTCTTTTCTCTTTTGGCGTAAGCGCGGAGTTTGCGTAAAGCCTTTTCTTGAATTTGACGAATGCGCCCTTGAGTTACGTCGAGTTTTTTTCCTACTTCATTAAATGATTTTGTTGCCCCATGCATTCCAAATCTCATATTTAAAACTTGTTTTTCTCTTGAGGTAAGTGCCGCATCCATCGCCTGTTTAATCAGATTTTCGGCCTGTTCATGGGCAATCTGACGAACCCCTTCGTTGTCTTGCATATCTTCAAGACGATTGTCCCATACATACTGTTCGCTGATACGGCAAAGTTCTGATTCAGTAACATCCTTGGTGCCTGTAGATGTCTTGAGGACAAGCACTTTTTGCTGCTCACTAAAAAGATCATCGGGTAGTAAATACAACGCATCAGCCAACTTCAACACGCACAATTTCCATCCTCCCTTCTTGTTGAGAGGTGAAACTTTCATGTTCACGAGATTAAACGTGGCGCTAATTGATAGGTTTTTTACCTTGCACATCTGAAGCACGGAGGTATACCCTGCTGCCTCAATCGCTTTGCGTATACGCGCATTTGAAACGGATATTTTAACTCTATAATCGCTCATTAGTATTTTCCATTAGTTTGGCTCTGCACTCTGGGCTTGGCACGTGCGCCCACTCGCCGTGCCGCGCCGTGACAGTAAAAAAATCAAGCCGCCCGCTTCTTCAACTTCTCGTTCAGATCATGCAGCGCCCGCAAATGCAAGAACGCAGGCCACGCATCATCATCGAGCGACGGATAGAAATGGTGCCCGAAGTCGCCATTCTCTTTTGAGAAGCGCAGCAGATGGTATCCGCCGTCGATCTTCAAGCCCTTGCATTCCTCGTATGCCTTCGCATACGCAACCAACTGAATCAGATACTCGGGATAGACCCCGCCGCTGGTCTTGAAGTCGCCGAGCACCAACTTGCCATTCAGACGCCCAATAAAGTCCAATGTGCCGCCATAGCGGTGCGTCTCGCTCAACACTGGCACCTCGCACTCGAGGATTTCCAACTGCGTGCCCTTGCACCAAAACTCAAAAGCCGAGTAGGCGCTAACAACTTGCGCGTGAAATGCCGCCTTGTCCAGCGTCTCGGCTTTCTTCATCACCCCATTAAGATGCGCGGTCGGATCGCCACCTTTGACGAACACCTCGCAGAGTTCATGCACGCACGTGCCGACTGCCAAAGCATCGTTACCATCGTAAAGGTTTGCCGGTGCAGCCTCGCCTCTGCCTTCCAGGTTGCCGTGCGCGCGGCCTGTCTTGTAAGCCCAGTTGATCAGCGCGCCGGGGTCTTTAATCTTTAGAATGGTAGTGACGGACGGCACCTTCGTGCCGTCTGCCAGTTTGTATCCATATCTTGCAGTTGCCATTAGAAAGCCACCTCATCGTCAACAAACGCAGCCGGAGCGGCAAGAGCAGGCGCTGCGGTTTTCGGCTTGTCGATGATGCGCGCGGCGATCTTGTCCTGCACCCAGGCGGGCAACTTGTCGAACACGTCGGGGTTTGGCGTGTCGGTCGAGAACCACAGCGCCTCGCCTTCGATAGTGGGCGCGGCCATGCCTTTGGGAAGCGGCATGATCGACGTGAGGTTGGAGTAAGTTTTGTCGCCTTTCGTCGAGTGCGTCACGTTGATGAATGCAGGCTTGCCGAGGACGGCGGTCAGATCAAACTTCTTCAACTCCTCCGGCGTGAATGCACGACCACGCCACGATTGCAGCAACTGGCGTAGCGTGGCTTTCTCGTTGAGGGACAGGCCGACCGTGCGGCTGATAACGGCGGGCAGGCTGCGGGTCTCGCCGTCTTTGGTGAACTCCACGCGCTCGCTCGGAATCTGGAACCGCAGCAGCAGAGTGCGCTTGGGCGCGTACTGTCCGCCAGGTGAGGGCTGTACCCCGAGATCGACGACCATATCGCAGATGGCGGCATAGGCTCCGGCTTCGATGGGCTTGCGCTCGGGATAGTTGCCGCCGGATGTTGCGCTAACAAAAATGCTCATTTCACTTTACCTCTTGGGTGGTTACTTCACGGTCACACGAGTGCCCGTCG